TGACCATCGTTGGCTATGCCGAGTTGATCAAGTGGACTGGTGCAGCGCGTGCGATGATCGTGGAAGATCGTGTTCGCCACACTGGTGACCTTGCACTCTCGGAGCACTTCTCTCGAGCCGTCGCCGTAAAAACGGGAGGCGCGATCGTGCTCAGTTCGCAGAAGAGTCCCGGGCCAATAGAGCTCGCCCGATGTTCAGTGTGGGGAATCATGCTGACATCGCGTCCAAAGGCTTCAGCGAAACCTCAGATGGCTTTCGGTTGACCTTAGTAGACACACGCGAAATAGTTTGCGAGACTCCGAAGCGATGGCACTCTTCAGCAGATCGAAGCAACACGCGACCCCTGCGTTTGCTCACGAGCCTCTTCAAGCTGCAGCTGGAAGTGCTGCAAGCGGACTAGGCCAATTTTGGAGTTACACCGTCGGGGCGGCTTCAGAATTGGCTCTGTCTGTCCCGACCGTTTCTCGAGCGACGCAAATGATCATCTCGCTTGTCGGCTCGCTTCCTCTTCGCCACTACACACGGCAGTGGACTGGCGAAGAGTACGAAAAGATCTACGAGCCCAATGAGTCGTGGATGGATCAACCCGATCCCACACTCACTCGCAACTTCATCATGAGCAACACCTGCATGGATCTCATGATGCGCGGACGCGCGTTCTGGTACGTCACCTCACGCAGCTCCGCCACAGGCCGTCCGCTTTCGTTCCAGTGGATGCCCTGCGAAATGGTTGACACATTGGATCAGCCCGGCCCACAGTTCTTCGGTAAAAGTGATCAGATCACATTCAACGGAATCCAGATCCCGACCAACGATGTCATCCAATTCCTCGCACCAGTTCAAGGCTTTCTCTGGACAGGCCGTCGCGTCTTAGAGACCGCCATAAAACTTGATCGCTCCGCTGAACGCTTCGCCTCAAACGAGATCGTCGCAGGATACTTACAACAGACCGACAGCTCTGAACCACTTGATGCAGAGTCACTCGGTGAGCTCGCTGCAGCATGGTCAAACGCGCGACGCGTTAACGCTGTCGGCGCATTGAACAGTGCTGTCAAGTACGAACAATTCGACACCGACCCTTCCAAGATGCAACTCGTGGAAGCACGAAACTTCAGCGCACTTGAACTGTCTCGAGCAATCGGAGTCCCTGCGTACCTTTTAGGAATCGGGATTTCCGGCTACAATTATTCCAACGCGACTCAGGCCAAACAAGATCTTTATCTGCTGGGCGCAAAACTTTACATGGATGCCATTCAGGAGTGTCTCAGTGGGGCCGACATTTTGCCTCGCAACCGTTTCGTAGAGTTTGACACCGAAGATCTGATCGCCGATGTTGAAATGAACCACACCGAGATCAGTGTGGAAGAACCAGCATCCTCACGCACACCACAGGACATCAACTCATGATTCGACTTACAGCTCAACAGATCACACTTGACGCATCAGCCGATGGCGAACCATCGCGTCAGATCACAGGCCTTGCCGTCCCTTGGAATGTCAAAGCGACTCTCAGTGGTGGTGAATCGGTCGTGTTTCTTGAAGGCTCACTTCCTGAAGATGGCCCGATGCCCAAGCTCTTGGAGTACCACGACGAAACTCGAGTCATCGGTCGCGTCACCGAACGAGTCTCAACTGCCGAAGGCATGATGTTCGTTGCCAAGTTAAGCGCGACCAGAGCTGCCGATGACGCTCTCGCACTGCTAGCCGATGGTGCGCTTGACAGCGTTTCTGTGGGCGCAGTGCCAACAAAGTTCAAGAGGCTTGCAGACGGCACTTTAGAGGTGTCTGAGGCCAGATTCTTGGAATTGTCGGTCGTCACGACACCGGCATACGCCGACGCACAAGTTTATTCAGTCGCGGCCTCATCACCAGACGAGGAAGCACCCGACGAAGAAGTAATACCAACCCCAACCCAACCATCCGAGGAGGATGAAATGTCAGAAGCAATCGAAGCAGCAGTACCCACTGCTCCCATCCAGTACGCATCACCGAAGCGCGAGTTCAAGCTTCCCACGATTGCGGAATACATGATTAAGTTCGCTGCAGGCGGATCTGAGTTCGCTGAGTTCAACCAGCGCATCGTCGCAGCTGCACCGAACGTGACCACGACCGACACACCCGGCATCCTTCCAGTTCCGATCATCTCGCCAATCTATAACTCGTTTGTACCGAATTATCGTCCATTAATCACTGCAATGGGAGTCCGCCAGATGCCCGCATCCGGCAAGGTGTTCATCCGTCCGAAGGTCACCACGCACACGACCATCGGTGCAAGTAACGGCGAACTCGTCGCACTCGATCAAGGAACTTTCGTCGTTGACGACATCCAAATCACGAAGGCCCTCTACGGCGGATATGTGAACCTCTCCGAAGAGTCAATGGACTTCACCTCGCCCGAGGTTCTCGGTGCATTGATTGACGACATGGCACGCATCTACGCAAACGCCACCGATGTCGCAGCTTGTGCAACGTTCGAAGCAGGAGTCACCCAGACTGAAGCATTGACCTCAGGATCAACACCTGCCGACTGGGTTTCGTTCATCTACAACTCAGCAGAGCAGATCTTGACCAACTCAAACGGCAACTTGCCCAATGTGCTCGTGATGTCGCCCGCGTATTACGCGTCGCTCGGCGCACTTGTGGACGACGCTGGTCGTCCGTTGTTCCCGAATGTTGGCCCACAAAACGCAGTTGGTACCGGCGCATCAGCCTCAACCTTTAACGGCAACGCTTTCGGCTTGTCGCTCGTGGTTGATCGTAACTTGGTCGCTGCAGGCGGAAAGAACCTGTATGTCGGTGACAGCACTGGCTTCGAATGTTGGGAACAGCAACGCGGAGCAGTTTCGGTTGAACTTGCAGACGGCGCGCTCGGTCGTGTCATCAAGTTCCGTGGCTACTTCAGTTCCGTCATGATTGACGCAACCAAGTTTGTCAAGCGCGCCTAATCCGATTGACGAAGAGAGAGATCTGAACGATGGCAACCTTTACAGTTACGCACCACCAGCGTCTGTCAAACGTCGCCGTCGTTCAGACTCTTGAAAACACCGACATCGCTGTCGGTCAAGAAATCACACTCTCAGGCCTCGGACATGGTCTCAACGGCACACACATCGTGTTCGCTGTACCGACCTACTACTTGGTTGATGTTGACGAAGAAGGCGACTACATCTTCGACTCGGATGTCATCATTCCGAACCAGCTTCTCTTTCAAGATGTCGGCGACGACCTTGATCGTTCAGCTGCAGACCCTGTCGGTTCGCTCGTCTGGACACAGACCTGCACATGGATAAACGTTGCGGATCTCACCGAGTTTCTCGGAATTAGCGGAGCGACCGCCAACGACACAGCTTTCATGACTTCATCAGTTAATGCCAGTAATGCATGGTCATTTAAACGCAGGGTGCAGGCTGGATACCATGACTCACTGACCAGCGTCCCCGATGCTGCAGTTAAAGCAGGTGTCGTGCTCATGGCGGCCTCGTTGTACAGAGAACGCGGAAGCATCGACTCCTTCGCCAGTTTCCAAGACATGAGCATCAGCGCACCCGTCGCTTCAATGGGCCGAATTAATCAGCTCCTCGGCATCAAGAGATCGCAAGTGGCATGAGATGGCAGGCATCTTCACAGACGCAATCAATGCTGTCTCAACGACGATCACAAGCCTCGGCCTTAAGCCGGTCACTGATCCTCGGAACGCTCGACCTCTTACTGTATTTATTGAGCTTCCTGTTTTCACTGCGTTCAATAACCAAACAGCGGACATCACGATTGATCTCCGAGTGCTGGGTTCGCCACCCGGCAACCAAGACACTACGGACTACATACTCGGAGTCGTTGACACGCTCATGAACTCTTCTCTCGCAGTTGTATCTGGACGGCCCACAGTCGCCCAGATTGGATCGCAAGATCTCCCTGCATACGACCTCACAATTAGAATCGGCTCAAGCCGCAGATAAAAGGACAAACAATGCCCACAACATACTTATCAAACCCAACCGTAAACGTGACGAGCCCTTCAGCGATCTCGCTCACCAGTAACTGTTCTGCAGCGGTTTTGACTTTGACCGCCGAGGCTTTGGAAAATACGAGCTTCGGTTCGACATCCCGCACCTTCACGGCAGGGTTGTTCAGTAATGAGTTGACTTTGACTTTGTTTCAAGGTTACGGAACGACCGAAGTTGAAACATACTTGAACACTTTGTTCGGTGTCGCTTCCACGATCGTCATCAGTCCGTCTGGAACAACTGAGTCCGCTTCGAATCCTGAGTACACCTTGACTGGTTGCTACTTAGAGACCGTCACGCCGATTAACGCGACCGTCGGCGAGCTGTCAGTCGTTGAGGCCGTCTTTATGGGTGGCACTTACGGACGCGACATCGTCACACCCTGATCTAGTAATCCGATCCCGACTAAGGAGAACACATGAAACTCACTCTCCGAGTGAAACTGTACGAAGGCGAAACTTACGAAGTGATCACGAACCTTTTCGTGATCGTTTCGTGGGAACGCAAAATGAAACGGCGAGCTTCAGACTTGTCAAACGGAATCGGCATGGAAGATCTTGCATACATGGCCTACGAGGCCAGTAAGCAACAAGGCCACCCCGTACCTGTCTCGTTTGACGAGTTCATCAAGAAGCTCGAAGATCTTGAAGTCGTGGATACTGCAACCGCAGTCCCTACGCAGGAGGCCACCGGAAGCAACTAGCAGAACTGCTTGTCGCGACTGGATTCTGGCCTCCGAACATAACATTCGAACAAGACGATCTGGCGACTTGCGTCCAGATCATCAACGAGCAGAGACGAAAACAATAATGGCAGCATCAGTCGGAATCCAATATGACGGACTGAAGCAGGCTCTTCGTGAGATCGGCAAGATTGATCCTGCGCTTCGTCGCCAGATCACAAAAGACATCAAGAACGCGATGAACCCATTGTTCTCCGCGATACAAGACTCAATCCCATCGTCTGCACCTTTGACAGGACAAAAGCACAACGGACGCACTGCATGGAAAAATGAGTCAAAGAACGTCACGATCAAAGTTGACACTCGAAAAGCTCGTTCACGCAACCTTTCACAAGGCGCACAATTTGAATCTGTTGCCACAGTAAAGATCACGGCAAAAGGTGCAGCTCTGTCAATGGCAGACATGGCAGGACGAGGCCCAAACCAGACACGCAACAGCAACCCTCTTAGAGCCCGTCCGGGCTTCGCTGGGTACTTGACAGCATCTCTCGGTCGTGGGCCGTCACGCTTCGTGTGGGCGCGATCTGACGACTACTTAGACGAGATCACACGCAATGTTGACCAGATCGTCATTGAAGTCATGGACAAAACCAACAAGAGACTGGTCAAACGCTGATGGCAATTAACCTCCCAATTATCTCCGAATGGAATCCTGCTGGCATTGACAAAGCCATCAACGACTTTAAGAAGCTGGAAACCAATGGACAGAAAGCATCGTTTGCAATCAAGAAAGCTGCAGTCCCGGCAGGCCTTGCAGTCGCTGCTCTTGGTGCTGTCGCTTTTGATGCTGTCAAAGCGTTCGCCGAAGATGATGCTGCAGCACAAAAGCTCGCCACAACCCTTGGCAACGTCACTGGAGCGAGCGACAAACAGATCGCAAGTGTTGAGGACTTCATCACCAAAACTTCACAAGCTGCAGCAGTCGCCGACGACGAACTACGCCCAGCACTCGACTCGCTTGTTCGAGGCACAGGAGACATCACCAAGGCTCAGGACTTGCTCGGCCTTGCACTTGATGTCTCTGCCGGTACTGGGAAAGATTTGGGGGCAGTCTCCGACGCGTTGAGCAAGGCTTTCAACGGCAACCTCGGCCCACTCCGAAAACTAGACCCAGCACTCGCCGATCTGATTAAAAGCGGAGCGACCACCGACGAAGTTTTCGCAGCAATGAGCGAGACCTTCAAAGGTCAAGCCGACACTGCAGCGAACACGACCCAAGGCAAAATGAAGAACCTTGGAATCCAGATGGGCGAACTAAAGGAGTCCATCGGCGCAGCTGTCGCACCACTTGCCGAGAAACTTCTTCCAAAGTTCCTTGCGTTCTCGGCATGGATTCAAAAAAACAAGACGCTCGTCGTCGTGCTCGGCGCGATTATCGGCGGACTCGCTGCAGCCATCATCGCAGTCAACACGGCAATGACAATCTGGACAGCAACCACTAAAGCGTTCTCAGCCGTTCAAGCCGCTTTCAATGCTGTCATGGCCCTGAACCCAATCTTCTTGATCGTCGCTGCAGTCGTCGCAATCATCGCCGTTCTGGTCATTCTGCAGAAAGAGTTCGGACTCTTTGACGGTGTCATTCGAGTTGTCGGTGACGCGTTCGCTGCAGTATGGGCCGCAATCAAAACAGTGTTTGATTGGGTCAAAGATAACTGGCAGCTCTTGCTCGTCATCTTGACAGGCCCGTTCGGTCTCGCTCTCGCTTTCGTGATCACATTCAAAGATCAGATCATCGGCTTCATCAAAGGAGTCATCGACTGGATCACCAACAACTGGAAACTCATCCTCGCGATCCTGACAGGCCCGTTCGGATTGGCGATTCTTGCGATCACCACATTCAAAGATCAGATCATCAATGTTTTCAGCATTATCTACAACGGCATCAAAGCTGCAATGGGCTTCGTTGCCAATGTCATCACAGCACCATTCAAAGCAGCTTTCAATGCAATCGCGAAACTTTGGAACAACACCATCGGCTCACTCTCGTTCACTGTGCCGAGCTGGGTTCCGGGCATTGGTGGCAAAGGCTTTAATGTGCCAGACATCCCTGAATTAAAAGACGGGGGCATTGTCACTCAGGCGACATTGGCAATGATTGGCGAAGGCAACGAACCCGAAGCCGTGATCCCGTTATCAAAGCTGGGCAGTATGGGATTCGGTGGTGGCGGTAACACGTTCAATGTCACAGTCACTTCTGCAGATCCGAACGCTGTCGTCGCAGCTCTTCAACGCTATGTACGCATGAGTGGCCCAGTGCCCGTGACCACAAGGCCACTATGAGCAATCAGAACCTCTGGAAGGTCACAGTGGACGGATACAACCTTGACGGGTTTGTCTATTCGCTGTCTTTTTTCAATGGTAAAAGAAGGTGGCTGGAGAATTATTCGCCTCAAAACTTGTCGCTGACTATTGACAACTCAACAAATTTGGCAAGCGCATTCCTGCCCGGGTCAGAGATCAAGGTGTACCGGGACGGAGTTGGCACAAACAACAACGCTCGAAGCTTTTTCTACACTCAAGCAGTTTCCTACGATGACGGCTTCCAATACGCGTCAGGTGGTGCGACAGCAACAATTACAGCAATAGATCTCTTCGGACTGTTGTCGCGTGAGCAACTTGTTGAAGAGGATCTTGGAGACCTCAACACCCTTGAGCAACTGTCCCCATACACAAGCTTGATCAGCTTTACAAACGACGGCAACAGTGCAGCGTATGGAACTTTGAACTACACAGGATCAATCGGTGCTCGACTAACCCAAAACATGCAGACCGAACATGGTCTCATGATCAATTACGGCGACACGATCAAACTATTGGCAAGGTCACAAGTCGGAGACAATGTCTCGACACTGTCGTTTGGCGGTACAGCATCGGCAACAGTGCTCCCGATGAACGCAGTGTTCAGGTCGGCCCTCGGCGACTCGTTCAACAATGTCGTCACAGTGGACGCTCCAGTCGGATCGTACACAGGGACAAACACTGCATCAGTTGCGCTGTACGGCGAATGGGCAACGACCACGACACAAGTGGACGGAAGCAGTAGCCAAGTCCAAGGATGCGCCGAATATCTCTCTGCTCTGATGGGCGACCCGTTAAGTGATAATCAAGTTTATTTTGAAATCCACGTCTGGGATTACGCTGTCAACCCTTCAACTTTGACACTGTTCAACCAGTACAACGACTTCATCAGCGCAAACATTGATGTCGTGTACCGCATCCCCGGCACAGTCTCAAACACAACTTACGAGTGCGTCATTGAAGGCCTACAGATCAACTCAGATCCTGAGAAAACTGAGTATGTGTTCTTCTTGACTCCTGCAGCTCTGTACCGTTCATTCATCCTTGACGACGCTATTTTCGGTACTCTTGACAACAACAGACTCAGCTACGGCCTAGCAGGGTTTTAAGGAGACAACATGGCTATCCCCACCCTTCCAACATTTAGCGCAGGTCAGATCCTGACTTCGAGTGTGATGAATGATGTTTCAATACTTGGCAACTATCAAGGGCTCTTCCATATCAAGACACAGACCATTGGCAACGCAGTGTCCAGCGTGACTGTGACAGGCGCGTTCTCGTCAGACTTTGACAACTATCTGATCCAAGTTACTGGCGGTACATTCAACACCACGCTCGTCTGGGGAGTGTTTCAATTTAGTTCCGCCCACACGACGGGATATTATGGTGCTGCACAATTTATTGACACCGCAGCAACAGTAACTAATCAGGGAACATCCAACCTTGGTCGTTTACTTGTGACTCGATCATCAACGACTACTGCTGGCGTTTCGTCTTGGGTGATTAATGTCGCAAATCCGACAAATGCTGTCCGTAAAAGTATTTGGGGACAATGCTCAGGAGGCAACATGGTCACTCACGGTGGCTATTACGACTCTACAAGCTCATTCACCCAGTTCGTATTATCACCTTCAGCCGGAACACTCACAGGCGGAACAATCCGCGTCTACGGATACAGGAACTCATTATGACAATTGAAGAATATAAAGCCCTTTACCCACAAGACGAAGTATTCATTCAAGTTGATGACACCGAACGCCTCATGACCGACGAAGAGTATGAGGCATGGGTTATCAATAGCGTCTACAACATCAACAACCTTTCAACATGAAAACTCTCGCCGTGATCGCAGCTCTTGCCGTCGTCCTGATGTTTGTCATCACTGGATGCAACGACAGAACCCGTGACACCTGCGAAACTAAACCAACAGCCACAAGGTGCGACCAATGAAAAGACTAACCAACAGCGAGATCAAGGCCCGACTCATCATGATCGTCGGCATCACGCTCTCACTGACGTTTGTTCTAAGTACTGCGTCTCTGATCTACGGACTTTTATTCGTCGTACAACCGATCGACAAAGTTTCGCCCAATGACGAATCGGCATGGTCGCTTCTTTCACCGATGATGTTGTTCCTCACCGGAGCACTCTCAGGAATCTTGGCCTCCAACGGCCTCAAGGACAAGGAAAAAGAAAATGACAGCTAGACCGTACACAGGAAACACCGACGGGAACCACCCCACACCCCGCGCCGGCACGAAACGGTTCGTGGAGTTCTGTGAGTATTTGTTCGGTGTCAAGAACATTGGCATCTACGCGAACCGACCGATGCGTTCAGGCCCGCAGCTGTCCGTTCACGCGACATGGCGCGCCATTGATCTCAAAGGCACAAAAGCGCAACGAAAAGATCTTGTCGAGTTCTTGTTCAAGAATCGCGACGACCTAAACATTGAAGAGATCCATTCCTACGACGGGACAGGCGTACCATTCCCGACAGACAAGTGGGGAGCTGGATATCGTTGCTCACGCGACAACTGGCTCAAATGGACGATCTCACGCAATGGTGGCACACCCGGAGCTGACTGGGTTCACGTCGAGATCTCGCCACTGATGGCAGATAATCCGACCCTCGTAGAAACTGCTTTTGCTCGCATCTTCTCCAAGTGACTTGACATCTCCTGCCAGATTGGGTCGAATGACCCTGCCAAGAGAGCACAGCACCAGCTGAGCCCCGACACTGGAGGCACTAATGAATCCATTCAAGTTTTTAGCGTTAAGCGCAGCAGGATATTTAAGTCTTGTGATCATCTTCGGTTCGGGAGGTGAGTCACCACCAGAACCAACTGTGAGAGTCCCTCAGACTGTGCAGATCGTTCCCTTGACACAACAGCAAGAAGCAGACCGCGAGGCCGCGATCATCCAGCAGATGGCAGAAGAGAACGCGAGCATCTACGACGAGCCCTTAGAGACCTCTACAACGCTCCCACAGCTCGCCCAGATTGATCCCGACACCAAGTGTCAGGAATGGCTTCCGCTTGCCGTAGAGATGGGATGGCCTAACGAGACTCATGTATTGCAGAAGCTTGGTCAGGTCATGTGGAAAGAATCGCGCTGTCAAGCGATCTCAGCGGACTCCGAATGGTTCAATGGTCATGACTACGGCCTGACTCAGATCAACCAGATTCACGAAGAATGGCTCTCCGAGATGGGATGGACGCTTGATGACATGGCGATCCCTTCCTCGAATCTTCGCTTCGCGTTCTTACTGTGGAACAGTCGCGAAGAAGCTGGGAAGTGTGGATGGCAACCTTGGAGCTTGCCATGCTGAGTCGCCCAGATTGGCAACTTGACGCAGCTTGTCGCGATCTGCCCGTTGACTGGTTCTTCCCCGAGCAAGGCCCAAACGCATGGCATGACCTGCGTCAGGCCGTCGCCGTATGCCAAGAGTGTCCTGTCATCGCGGACTGTCTTAACTATGCGCTTCAGTTTGAAGCCCGTACCCTGCCGGGCATTTGGGGAGGCACATCGGAGAATCAGAGACGCGCAATGCTCATCTCTGACAGACCCGTCATGTAGTGTCGGATTATCCAACAAGAGAGGAATATCCAATGAACGACCCCGACGGTATGGTTCAGACGATCAGAGAGCAGGAGAAGCACATTGCAGACCTTGAGCTTCGTTTGAAACTCAGAGACAAGCGCATCGAGTTTTGGCAGGTAATGAGCATGGATCTCTATGACCATCTCATTGACTTTTACGCTCCGAGCACTGATCCCGATCATGGCCCGAATACGAGCCTTACTTCTGTAATTAACAAGTACGAGGACGCTGTCAAGTATGAACCTCAGTGACTATGTTGACGTACCGACACGCTTCGCAGCTCTTCTCGCTAAATGGCCTGAGCTTCGCATCAAGGAGCATCGTCCAGAGATCGTGACGATTGGTGACAAGACTTTCATCAGTGTCACAATGCAGGCATGGCGTACTCCTGACGACCCTCTTCCTTGTCAGGCGACTTGTTTTGAGCCCTTTCCGGGCAAGACCTCGTTCACTCGTGACAGCGAGCAGATGAACGCGTCAACCTCTTGTCTCGGACGCTTGGCAGGGCTCATGATGTCATTCCCGAAGATGGCCTCGCTGGAGGAAGTGATTAATCGCCAGAAGGAAGAGCAAACTTCAAAGCCTGCCAAGCCTTGGGAAGCATCCGAAGGTCAAAGGCGACTACTCAGGGCTCTCGGTTATGCCGGCGAGATTCCGTCTGGTCGTCTCGCTTTTGAGTCACTGGTTACGGATCTGAAAGCAAAGAAGATGACCGAGGGTGAAGCGTTCTGATGATTCGAGTCCAAGTCACAGAGCGTCTCATCTTTGAAGCGAACGAACTACTGCACGATGTCACTGAAGCGACTTTTAAGCAGCGCGCCGACTACAAAGAAGAACACCTTCTGCTTGGTGCGATTGGTGAAATCGCTGTCATTGATTATTGCTGGAGCAACAACCTTCTCGCGTACAAACACCAGAACAACAAGAGCGACATTCGACTTCACTCAGGACACACGATTGAAGTTAAAACGCAGAGATGCTCCACTGCTCCCACAATGAACTACAAAGTCAATTTCGGAGCACGAAAAAAACAGACAGAGAAGTCTGACTTCTTCTTCTTCAACCGCGTCCAGTTTGTCGCCGGCACACCTGAGGCCGTTTGGCTTCTTGGTGGATGTTCGTGGGACAAGTTTTTCAGGATGGCGACCTTGCACCATGAAGGCGATCCGATGATGAACTTTGATGAGAACGGCCTAATGAGTCCTACAGGTCGCTATTTCAACACTGACTGCTATGACCTGCCAATCTCACAGCTCGCACCACCAAGTGCAGCACTGAAACATTTCAAGTCCCTACAAACGAAAGAAGAAGCAACATGAACCCCGACGACCGCCCAATCTCCGAATGGATGCAACCTGTCCGCCCGATTCGAATCCTTTTTCAAGCTGGAGGAGCTGAACATCGGCATTACATCCACATCTTCGCTTTGCGTACCGCAGGCAGTGAATGCGAATATCTGACCATTGACGGCATCTTCATTCAGGCGCGCTCAAAGAGTGTCATGTTCGCCGAGACTTTTATTGATGGTCACTGGCTAAGGCTCGGCGCATGATCCAGTATCAGGTCATCTGCATGTATCGAGTGGGTGCAGGTCGCAATCTGACCGAGAAGCAAGCCAGAGAGCTCCACACGCATCCCTCCGTCGTCCTGACACTGCTCAACGCCGACCAACACCTTGATCGCTATGTGAAGGTCATTGTGGATGGGAAGGTGCGCGGCTATCAGTCGTATCGGGCAGGTAAACGCGTCACGATGGAAGAAGTCTCATGAGTATCTACAGAGCCCCCAGACCTGAATCAAATTGGACGCAGATCCGCAACGAGATCATTGAAGATCAACGTCTTACCTTCAAAGCCACAGGAGTCCTAATCTTTGTCCTGTCCAAGCCTGACAACTGGAGAACGTCAACACGACACCTCGCATCAGTAAAGAAAGAGGGAATAGATGCTATCCGTACAGCAATGTCAGAGCTTGAGTCCGCCGGCTATATCAAGCGCAGGCGATACCAAGATGAGCAAGGGAAATGGTGTTACGACACGCTCGTATTCGACACTCCCCAGCGTGTGGATAAACATGTGAGAAACACATCACCGCAGGTCAAACCTCGTGGGGATAATCCCTACGGGGAAAACCCTGACGTATATCAAGAACTAATAAACAAAGACTCAGAGTGTCTCGTCCCTACGCGTACTCAAGTAAGAGAACATCAGCCCTGTGGACAATGCAGAGACACAGGATGGAAGATCATCCAAGGCTTAGACCTCGAGAAGTGCGGATGCCAGATCGGCATGGAGATTCATGGCAGGTAACCCGATCTACAACACCAAGCAATGGAAAGAAGTACGCCGGCTTGTACTCGAGGAAGATGGTGAGTGTCACTGGTGCAGACTTCATGGCAAAAGAACCAAGGCCACACAAGTGGATCACATCATTGAGCTTGATCGTGGAGGCGACCCATACGACCGCTCAAACCTCGTCCCCAGCTGCGCTTCATGCAACTCATCCCGAGGAGCGACCTTCGTCAACAACAAAACAGCGCAACGAATCCAAGCACGAAACAAAGCATCGCAAAATGTTTCTTTTTTTGGCAAACAACACAC